CCAGGGCCAACAATTTCTTGCATGCCTCCTTGTACTATTCCGTACAAAGTTCCGTGTAAAGAACTATTAACACCATCAACAAGCAAAGTACTGTCATCGCCAAATACACTTCCAGTTAAATCACCTGTAACATTACCTGTAACGCCTTCTGCTGCTACGATATTTCTGTTTGCATTGATTACTTGTCCGGCGCCTGCTGTAAGATCTAAATTTGCTGATGCAACAATCTGTATCGGTCCTGGACCAGTAGAGCCACCATTTGTAATAGTTAAGTAACTGTCACTGGCTGCCATCCAGTTTATACTAGATATTGTTCCTGTAATAGTTCCACCTACTCCATCTACAAGTAGTGTTGAATCGTCTGCAAACACTGATCCTTTTAGGTCTCCTGTGGGAGCAGATATTTGTGCATCAACTTCTGCTTTTGTATATGCATTCGTTATACCATAACCTGAAAGTGTAGTAGGAGTTCCTGTAAGTTCGCTAAAGGCAATATTACTGTTAGCAAATGTCGCACCTGTCCATTTTAACACTTGGTTAGTGGATATACTGATTACCGCAACATCAGCTAGTTCTGAAATACTTTGGCTTGTTAAGTCTAAAGCAGCATCTGCTACACTACCAGGTTCGTAAACTCCGCTTGTAGAATTATATATTAATGCTTGACCATTTGTTGCTTGTGTACTTGATACGTCTGCTAAGTCTTCAGTTGTTGATACTATAGTAGGCCTGCCTGTAAGTGAAGCATATTGTCCGTCAAACAATGAAGGTTTATTATCTAAATCTGTGTAACTATTTGTAACTGCCACAGTTGCTATTGAATTACCATTGATTGATACACTGTTGCTATCAACCACTAAGTTTGCAACAGTCAATGTTCCACTTGCTGTTATGTTGACAGCGTTTACAATACTGTTTGAGCTAAGATTTAAACTATCGTTTAACGGTAGTTCTTTGATCTTATTATTATCTGTTGCATCTATTACTAGTGGATATCTTACTGCCATTTTCTTTTCCTATATCTATATTTAGTGTAAATCAGCCCATCCAGCTGTGCTATCATTATTAGCATCTGCCGCATAACCTTGGAATTTTCCTGTTGTAGTATTGTAAACAAACAATCCTTCTGCTACTGTAAGTGCATCTATTTGTGCCTGTGTCAACATAGGGGCTTTAAAACTAGTAGGTTCGGCAGGGCCAACAATTTTACTGCTCACTCCATCTATAAGTAGTGTACTATCGTCACCGAATATACTACCAGTGACATCACCATCAACTTTTATACTTGCACCATTAACAACCAAATTGCCTTGTGCATCTGCTTGTAGTCTTGCATTGCCGATGTAAACAAAATCTTTTACATGTAAGTCAGACCACCTTTTAGTAGAACTACCTAATGCCCTAGTCCCGTCAGTAGTAGGTATCATGTTAGATCCTATACTGTCTAAGTCTAGTGTAGTTGCCGCATATAGTTCATCAAAGTTGTCGTTGATTTTATCAAATGCTGTGCGTAAAGGATCTCCGTCCCCTTTGTTTACGCTGGAACCAATATTTACAATTTGCTTTGCCATTATACTCTCCCTACCACAACTTCAACTGTGCCTTTACCTTCGTCTGTTTTCTCTCCTACTGCTTTACCAATTACTTGACCAACACCTGGAGAGTTATTAACTATTGCATATCCTGGTATGGCGCTTGTAACCAACATATCCCCTTTGGCTACACGACCTAGTACCTTACATGGTACACGACCTTGTAATGCTATTGCTGTTACATGTTCACCTTCTAAGTTAGAATTCATTAGGTGTGCTGGATTAGTTGATACTACACCAGCAACTCTTGTGTTGCCTTTGCTGTCAGTGACAGTAACTTCTTCGTCACCACCAAACACCAATACAGTACCTTCGTTATAGTCTGCATCTGCCAAATAGTTCTCAGCCAAGTCAGCGTATTGTGCTGAAGTTGCAGTTCCATCAAAAACACTTGCATAAACTGTGTTCCATTTTCTAGATGAGTTACCTAAGTTTCTATTGTTTGCAGTTGCGTCTGGTTCGATACTTGAATCTATTCTACCTGTATATGTTATAGTATCACTAGTAGCGTTACCTAAATTAATTGCACCATTTAAATTAGTTGTTCCTGCAACTGTTAATCCGCCTCCTACGCTAACAATACCTGACCCCTTACCGTTTAATGTAAGATTAGTGTTTGTTCCACTGTATGCAGTTATACTATCAACATCTAAACTGTCAGTAATATTAACATTACCTGTTCCATTACCATTTAAGTTTAGATCTCCATTTGTAGTTAAACTAGCTATGTTATCAACTTGCATACCTGAGTCATTAATAGTAGCTTCAACAGTACCGTTGGTAACAAATACTATTGTATTTGCTGCACTTTCAGTAAATCCACCACCTGCACCTAATCCAATACCTGTGCTTGAAGCATTTCTTTCGGTAAGGGCTTCTAAGAAGTTTGTGTAGACCCAATCAGTTGATACAAAGCCTTCTCCTGTGTACGAACTAGCTGTATGGAAGTTACTTTCTGTTGTTTGTCCAGTACTACCTACATCTAAAATACCTGGGAATTCTGTTACAAGTGATGCACTATCTGTTCCAACTGCATTTAAAATAACAGCCTGACCAGGTGTTTTTAATGTTAGTGTTGTACCAGTACCAGTTGTTGTTGCAACTTCATATGTATCAGAACCACCTAGTATTAATCCTTGCGCTCTAATATTACCGTCGGATTGTGTTTTAACAATTTTGCTATTTTCACCAGTTGTAGTAACTTCAATAGTATCATATGTTGCTGCCGCTGTTCTGATTAGAACTTCATCTCCACTATTTGCAAAAGCACCTAGTTCACTGTCTCTAACCGCGCCACCTTGATCTAAAATTGTATCAAATGTTATTGCACTTACCGCACCGTCACCTGCGGCGCTTCTACCTAACACTGTGTCAGTACCAATATGTTGCAATTTCTCTGGTGCAATACCAGTTGCTGTACTTGAACTTGTTTGTAATTCAACAAAACCATTTGTATGTGTAAATTCAGTATTTTTAAATGTTGCTAGACCTAGATCACTTTGACTAATTCCCGTAGCATTGGCTCTCGTGCCTGCTGTGTTCATAGCAAGTTTACTTTGTGCAATAGCTGCACTTGAATTCACATCAGCATCTATAATAGCATCAGCTTCGATTTGTAGATCATATTCTGCACCTGCAGCTGTTCTAGTAAAAGTTACGTTTATGTCACTTGCCGCTGATTCACTAGCGTGTGTTATCTCAGGGAATGGTCCGCCTACATCTGCTTGTAGTGAAGTAGTAAGTCCAACTGCTGATGCAACACCATTTGTTATAGTATCGTTGTCTGGATCAAAAGTTCCTGTCCCGACAGTATAAACAATTTTTCTAATACTGCCAAACTGTTCGTCAGTAAGTGTACTTACTTCAATTATTGTTCCAGTTGCACTAGGCGTTGCAGGATCATTTTGGATTGTGTTACCAATTGCAAACGTTCCGCCTGTTTCAGGCTCTGTGTATATAATTTGCTTGCCACTGAATATTGCTAGTTCATTTGCGCCGACAGTCCCTACAGTTGTATCACGTAGTTGTTTTACAGTTGCAAATGCGTTAGCATTATCGTCAACATAGTTTTTGTTTGTAGCATCACTTCCACTAGCCGGCAAAGCAAGATTTTGAATCTTATTTGAATTTAAATTTAAGTTGCCTTCCATCGGACTTAGTCCGTTTAGCGGTAGAAAACCAGTACCAATTCTATTTCCAGTGCTTCCAATTTGTGCACCTGATTTAACATTAAATCCTAATACTCTGTTTATGTATCCGCCAATAGCTTTTTCTGTTGGAACAGCCTGTCCTGAATCATCTGCAAAACTATCGTCTGCTGAGAATTCATTAATTGTAACACCTTTCTTAAATCCAAGTGCGTTAGCATTAGAAAGACCGATTTCACCAGCAAATGTAATATCACCTGTTGCTTGGTCTACGCTAAAGAACTTACCAACACGGAAGAATCCATTTTGATCAGTACTTACAAAGAACACACGCCCCTTACGTCTTTCCCAAACTTGAGCAGTACTAGCTGTATCTGAATCTGTATAAAACTCTGCTAAACTATTAACAGGGTCACCTAAAATAACATTCGGATAGTTTGAATCGTTAAATGATCCTGTTCCTATTTGTGTAAAATCGTGTCCTGTAGCTCTCATAAGTGAAATAGCTACAGTAATTTCAGCTGTCGCTCCTGCGGATAATCCTGCAGTCAATGTCCTATCAGCAGCAGGTACTGCACTATTTAAACCAGCACCACCATAGCCACTGTTGATATTTGTACCAGCAACGTCACCGAAAGTAATATATGCCCAACTAGTTAGGTTTATTGTAGTAGGTACACTATTGGCACCTAGTGCTCCACTTGTTGATCCTGTTAATTGATTTGTGCTGTCAAAAGTTCCTGTTATACTTTCTACTTCAATTATATTGCTGCTAACTGTAGCATGTACTATACCAGTAGCACCTGAATTGGCCTGTGTAATTGTTTCGCCTGCTGTTACTGAAATAGATCCTGTAACAGTAAACTCAGCAACAGTTGTATAATTAGTAATACTGTGTGTTTTACCGTCCCATACAAAACGCATTCCACTTGTGTAGGAAGCATCACCTGGATATAGTCCTGCTTGTGTTAAACTATCTCTTGTGACTCTTTCAGTATCGTCATATATATTTAAAGCACTAGATGTTAATTGGCTAATAGCAAGTTTTGTATCACCTTGTGCAGAACCATAACCACTACCTAGTTGATCTGTTTTCACATCTAATTGTACAAAATCAAATCCAGCTTCAAATGTAGTTAATATTTCATCTGATGCAAGGTCTTGGCTGAAACTATCCTTGTTACTAAATGCAATACTTCTATATGTGGTATTATCACTTTCGTCAAAGTTTATAGCTGTACTTGGTCTAGTTACTAGATCACCCGGAGAATTTACATCACTAAAAATATGGTTGAAACTATCTCTATATTCTATAATAGTGCCGTCATTTACAGTAAGTTGCAAAGTCCCAAAGAAATCATCAGCTGAAACATCATCAGCTTTAAGATCTAATTTATAAACATTGTTGCTTACTGCACCTGCGCCTGATCCAAATACTGTTCCAACATCAAATGTTAAATCGTTAGCTGGACTTGCTCCGCCAAGAACATCGCCGTTTATTGTAATTGTATCTCCAACGGAATATCCAGACCCTACTGCATTTACTGTAATTGTTGCAGTATCAGGAGATCCAGAATGGTCCAAAACAATATTAAATGTTGCTCCTGTACCTGAGCCTGTAGCAGAACTTGGCGAAATATCTGTATAAGTTGCTTGCTGTCCAGAAGTTGTAGTAATATTAACCGAAACTAGATCTACAGTACTAAAGCCTGTTACAACAACATCTCCTGCTTCACCTACTATTCCGTCACCGTCCACATCACTTAAATTTGTGACTGTTGAAATAACATAATTAAGTGTTCCTGTTGCACCACCGTGATCTATTGTAATTAAACTATTTGCACTAGGTGGTGTTTTAAGATCTGTTACTGTAATACTCGGATCATCAAATGCATTTGTGTATACTGCATTTGTAAATGCTTTGGCAGGTTGAACCATATCATTTTTAAGTGTAACCTGATCCGGAATTTCGTTAGGATCAGCACCTTCTGCAATTAAACCAAAGTTACCATATCCATTAGAACAGTTTAGTCCTCTAATTTCGGAACCGTTGTTAGCATACATAGCTGTTTGACAGTAATATGTAAATGTTGATACTTGCTCTGAGAATGCAGCATTGTTAGCAATTAAGCCGTAACCTAAATCGTTAATCTGTGTAAAGTCATTTGCAAGCATTGATCTGTTACCAGCTGTCTGTAAGAAAATGTCTCTTTCTACAGATGAGTCATCAAATTCTTCTACGTCATATCCTCTACCTTTGTTACTGTTAGCATCTAAGTAGATTGTTGCTGTACCCTGTCCTTGGTCATAATCAGATATAGCATTAACTTGGTAACGTCTTCCTTCTACATAGAATGGACAAGGAAGTTGCGGCGGACGTAATCTAAGTCCTTCTCCTACATCACTCTGAACTGTAAGTTTAAATCTGTCTTCTGTCCGAGGTTGCCCTGTTATCCTTGTAGGCAAGTTCCCTACATAAGCGTCAACATACATACCACCAGCAAAAGTTTTTCGGTTTATACTCTTCGAGAAACTGGATGCTGTTTGAATGTAAGGCGATTTAGTAAGAACCTGTCCTTGCGGATCAAGCACACACATAAAGCCTCCGTGTCCTTGCACAGTAACGTTACGAATAATTGTAGCATCACTCATTAGGAACACATCTAATGCATCATTACGCTTAGGTGGATTATACTCTGGATCAAATACAAATGTAATTTTATCAATCAACTGCCCGACCACTGCCGCTGTTCCTGCTTCACCTGCACCTAATGATATATCCACAGGTTCAGCTTCAATGACTGCTGCCGCACCTGCTGTATATTCGCCGAATGTAATTGCATTTGTTGCTGCACTTACAAAAGTATGTGCTGATGTTTCAGACGAAGTACCAACGTTTACTGTAATTGTATTTGATGTCTTTGCTGTAATTTCTAGTTTAGTTTGGAATGCAGGATCTGTTGATCTAGGAAATGTAACCGGTGTTACGTTTCCGTCTGATGCACAAGTAAATGTAAATCCGTTTAGTTCAATTTCAATATACTGACCTACATTTAAGCTATGTGTGCCTATTGTTGCAACTAAAACACCTGTCAAAGGATCGTATGTAGCATCGGTAGGTGTAAATTGTGCATCTACTACAGTGTAGTTTGGAGCAACACCTGACAACAATGCATTTGAAAGTGTACTGATGTTATCAATTGCTGCTTCAGTAGCAATCTCTTGTGTACTATCGCCTAGTTGTGTTAAGTAATCGCCGTTTGTAAGTAAAGAATGGTATGAACCTTGAACTTCAAGTGTCATTACTTCACCACCATCTTTTAGATCTTTAATTAATGCGTCTACTATTAATGCTGTGTCTCGTCTACATTTAGCTTGCGAATAAATTAAGTCAGGAAATCTATCACTGATATATCTGATAGTTTCTTCAATAATGTAATCTTTGTTTTCTAAAATAATATTACTTGCAGTTGTATAACTGCCTACGTTTGTAACTGTAGGTCCTAGGTTTAACGCTTTTCCGCCTTCTGCTAGATAATGATAACCAAATTTACCTTGGGATACTCCGTCTTGGTTAAAGAATGGTGTACCACCGTTAGTCAAAGTTAAACCATCAAATTCGTTATCTCTATAGAAATATAAATTTGCCCATTTACTTTGAGATACTCTTGGTACCCTTGAATCAGTTTCTGTTTTTGGTTTAATAATTACACGTCTAAACTCGTCGCCTTTAAGTGACACATTATTTGATAACCTAATAGGATAGTCTTCTTCATATATACCTGTTTCAACCATAATAGTTACTTGTTTTTTAGCAACAAAGTTTCCGAATTCTAATGGCTCTTCAGGTTCAAAATCTTTTGCACCTAATAAATGTACTTGGAATACTGTTGGTCCAGGTTCAGTTGATCCTGTCTGAGGATCTGTAGCGGCTTCTGCTCCTACATCATTTGTAAAACTGACAATCTGTCCTAAAGCCTCAGAACGTTTACCTCTTATAACTTTACCAGGTAATGCATCAGTATTATTTGGATTAGTTTGGTCTGTGTATGAAGACGCACCATTTGTAACTACAATTTTATATGTGCTTCCGTAAACAATATCACCACCCGCGTCTAGTCCATTTTGTATTATTGTATTGACTAAGTCAAAATTGGCTTGAATCGCAGCAATGGCATTAACATCTGCATCAAAGTCATTTGCAATAACTGTAGGAACACTATCAGGTCCTAATGCACCGCTTACTGATCCAGTAAAATTATTACCTGTGTTAAATGTTCCAGTAGTTTGTTCTAATTTTATTGTGGTGCCGTTAGTTACTGATGCTTGTACAACGCCTGTTGCTCCACTACCTGCTTGTGTAAGTGTTTCTCCAGCAACAACAGTTACATTTCCTGATGTGGTAATTGTAAAAATTGTGCCGAGATCTAAGAACTGGTCTTCTTCAGTTTGGAATACTTGTCCAACTATACCTGATGTGAATCCAGTGAATGTCGATGTATCAAATGGTGTAGTGAGATCTTTATTATTGTAAAGTTCAAATGTTTGTGTGCCTGTTACTCTAACATATTTTTTAGTATTACTGGCAATTTCAACCATACCTTCTATGTCTCTAAACACAACAATGTCTTTGTCAACTAATCCGTGTGCAGTAGTAGTTGTAACTACAGGAATCTCTGCGGCTGTTATAGATGTAATATTTTTTTGATTAAATAAGTCGTTTGTTAGAATAGAGGTTGCAATATCTCTTGCTGCCACAATACCTGCAACAGTTTGTGGTAACTGTGTTGTAATTGCTA